TGATGAGCCAGAACAAGAATCTTTCTTTTCTGGATTTGAAGGCTTTAATCCATTTAATGCTCGTACTAGAATAGTACCACAACATATTTCATTACAAACTAGTATTTCTTTCCAAGAGTCAGTCTTAGGAGTAAAGAAAAATATTGTTTTTGACAGAAAATCAAAATGTAATGATTGTGATGGTCAAGGTAAAGTTAAACTTCACAACGGATGTGAAAAATGTAAAGGTAGAGGACAAGTAACTATGTCTCGTGGACAAATGATATTTGTCCAAACTTGTGATAAGTGCGCAGGTAAAATTAAAGTTGAAGGTTGCAAAACTTGTTCAGGAGAAGGGTCTTTAGATTCTCATTGTAATATTACTGTTACTATTCCTGGCGGAGTTTCAAACGGTAATATCCTTAGATTAGCTGGCATGGGAAATTATGTAGGTAATTTTATGGGAATGGAACAAGCTAGCGATGTACACTTATACATTGAGGTAAAGAACAATACCCAATTATCTTTAGAAGGTGCTGATGTAATTTCAAATTTAAAAATTTCTTTATTAGAAGCATTGCAAGGATGTGCAAAAGTAGTACCTACTGTATTAGAAGATAAAGAAATTAAAATTAATGCTAAATCTAAAAATAAAGATGTTATCTTGATTCCTAACTATGGTGTCAATAAAAAAGGCAATCAAAAAGTAATTTTAGAAGTAGAATATCCAGATGATATAGAATCAATTATTAATGTTTTACAACAAAAGGAAGTATAATGCCTTTTTCTATGACTTGTACTAATAGAGGTTGCGGAGATTTGATGGAGCCTTATTTAGATCCATCAACAGATAAAGTGTTTTGCTCTAAATGCGATAAAGAATTAGTTAATATTACGCATTTTATTAAAGCACAAATGAAACAATTTAAGCAATTTAAGCCTAAGAAAAATATTTCTTTTGCCGTTAAATGTAAAAAATGTAATACAGAAGATCGCCCTCTTATTAAGAATAAAGATATTATCTGTCCTTCTTGTAAAACAATTCATTCTCATTTAAGTCAAGCTTTTAAAATTATGCTAATGGAACAATTAAAAAAAGCAAGTCAAGATATTTAATATGTTGCAAAAAATAGCAGAAGTATGTCATTATTTACTAAATAACTACAATCAAGCTCAAAATTGTAAAGATTATATTAATTCTAGATTAAATACTCAAAGTCAAGAATTATTTCAATTTGGCTATTTTCCTAATCTAGAAAATATAGATTCAATTATTTCTATTGTAGGAGAAGAAACTCTAGTAGAACAATCATTGCTATATTACAGAGAAATAGAAGATTCTTTGTTTCCTAGAAAAATTAAATTTTCTTTTTTTGAAGATCATCCTTTAGTTATGCCATATAAAGATGTATATGGTAATGTAGTAGCTATTGTAGGCAGATCTTTACTATCAGATCAACAAAGAAAAGTTTCTAAGTATAAAAATACTAATTTTGCTAAAAGTAAACATTTGTTTGGCTTGTATGAGCACAAACAAGATATCTTAGAAAAAGGCTGCGCTTTTGTAGTAGAAGGTCAATTAGATACTATTAAAGCCTCTCAATCTAATTTTAAAAATATTGTCTCTTTAGGAGGAGCTGATATGTCAGCCGCTCAGTTCGCCTTACTTAAAAGATATACTGACAATATTTGCCTACTATTAGATAACGATGAGGCTGGAGATAAAGGAAGAAAGAAAATAGTCGAAAAATATGGCAAATATTCTCATATCACTAATTTCTATCTACCTCCACCTTATAAAGATATAGATGAATTCCTGTCATCCAATAAATATGAAGATCTATCCTTTACTATTAAATAGATCTGTTTAATATCAGTAAATAAATCCATACATAAAACAATATAAAAATGAGGTTTTATGTATTATATTTACAAGATAACTAATATTATTAACAATAAAATTTATATTGGGCAAACTAACAATCCAGCTTTGCGGTGGTCTCAGCACAAATCCAATGCAAAATACAATAGAAATCAGCAAGTAATTACTCGTGCTATTTCTAAACATGGTCAAAGTAATTTTATTTTTGAAGTAATTGCTTCTTGTTTAAGTCAAGAGAATGTAGATAAATCAGAAGAGCAGATTATTCACCAATATGATAGTAGAAATCCTGACAAAGGATATAATGTAGATCCTGGAGGAAACACTACGCCTAGAACTCCAGAAATCTTGAAAAAGATATCAGATAGTTTAAGAAATTTTTATAAAAACAATCATAATAAAATGAAGGGTAAAACTTTACCTGAAGAATGGAAAAACAATATTTCTAAAGCTTCTATTGGCAAAGTGGGGACAAACTCTGGTAAAGTATTTAATGATGATTGGAGATTAAAGATTGCAAGATCTCAAACTGGAAAAGAAAATAAAAAAATAAGAAGATTTGATGATATTACAGAAAAAGAAATTTGTCGTTTATATGTAGAAGAAGAACGATCAATGTATTATTTAGGAAAATATTTTAATTGCCAAAGGACATTGATTAGTGATATATTAAAAAGAAATAATGTGTCTAAAAGACAATCAAATTATACTGGAAAGTCCAATAGTAAAAAATTATTCTCTATAGAAGAAGAATTAAAAATATGTGAAGAATATAAATCTAATAATTTTTCTAGAGCCGATTTAGCAAAAAAATTTAAATGCGGTAAAACTACTATTAGAGATATTTTATCTAGACATAATATTTAATTTATAAATGAGGCTTTATGGAAAAAAGAAAGAATCGCTCCGACCATTATCAATACATACTATTAGAGACCGTTTGCTCCAATGATATGATGGAAGCCTTCTCTAATAATGATAGCATTTCTGCCAGGCTTAATCCCTTTCAGTATAATGAAGACTTATTAGAATTAGAAGATCAGCTTAAAAAAGAGTTCTGGAGGGTAATCAATACCTTGCTTACCCCTAGGCAAAAAGAAGTTATTAAATTATATAGCGATGGTTATACTCAAATGGAAATTGCTAAAATGTTGAATGTGAACCAAAGCAGTATAACAAAATCTTTGAATGGCAATGTTGACTATAAAAATGGGAAGCGCATTTACGGTGGCGCAAAAAAGAAGATTAAAAAAATTATAGAGAATGATGAGAAGATTAAAGAAATTTTAAACAAAATGTCTGAGTTACGGGAAGAGCGTTGGTAATTTGTTATATTATTACGCATGAAAAAATGCGTAAGATGCGGTAATCAAAGAGATAATGGTTGTTTTAGTCCAGATAAAAAGACACTTGATAAGCTAGCTAGTTGGTGTAAATTTTGTTTTGCTGAATATAGAAAAATAAGATACAATCAAAATATACAAGCTAGCCGACAAAAGAACAATAATAGGCGAGCTGATAGAATTAAGTGGTTACAAGATTTAAAAAAAGATAAGCCTTGTCTAGATTGCCATAAAATATATGAACCTTACTGCATGGACTTTGACCATGTTCCTGAGAAGGGTCAGAAAATATGTAGTGTTTCTAGGATGTTATTATCTAATGTTTGTAAAGAAAAGATATTACAAGAGATACAGAAATGTGATTTAATTTGTGTTTTGTGTCATAATGTAAGAACACACAATAGATATATTAATAAATCAGGGTTAGTAAGAAATTACAGAAACAATACAGAATTGATTCAAAAATTTAAAAGCAAGCCTTGTGCCATTTGCAATAAGCAATATGATTATTATAATATGCAATTAGATCATATTGATCCTTCTACTAAAATGCATAATATATGTCAATTAAGAAATAGGAAGCTTGATATTTTGCAAGTAGAATTAGCAAAGTGTCAAGTTCTTTGTGCTTTATGTCACAGAAGAAAATCTATTATAGAACAAAAAGAAAAGAAGTACATTGCTATTAGATCTGTTGCTAAAAAGAAAAATAAATGTTTTTATGATGCATTTTTAGGATTAAAAGAATGTTATCGTTGTAGCAAGATTAAATCTACTATTTATTTTAATAAAAATAAAAAGCATTCTTCAGGTTTAGATAGTTATTGCAAAACTTGTTTTTCTGAATATAAAAAACAAAGAAGAAAAATAATACATAATATAGATAATAAAAACACATAATATTATCAATATTAGTCTATTATGATAGGATATATTTTATTTAATGGGAGACAGAATGTCAAAATTTTCTGTAGATTATTCAAAACTAGACAATAAAATTTATAAAAAAGCTTATAAATTATCAGAAGTACAAGATAAAATAGAAAAAGTAGCTTTTGATATTGTCAGATTTAAAGAAAATGATTCAGCAGCTAATTTATGGCAAATTCAAAGTGCTGATGATGGGGAATATATTGTAGCTATTTATCAACCAGAAGAAAATATAAAGACATCTGGTTGGGATGTAGAATTGTTAAAGACAGCAAATGCAGTAGAGTTTTCATATAAAGGAGATCCTATTGTTAGGATTTCAGCTAGTAAGTTAGGAATTCCTTCTGCTGAATTATCTCAAATAAAGAGTTATTTACCTGCTAAGTTAGCCGAGAATAAGAAATTAGTGAAGTCATTGTTAAATGAATTACCAGTTTCAGCTAAAAATGCGGTATTAAATAAGTACCCTGAATTAGTTTAATATTACCGAATAGGATGCTTACATGAGCTTCGATAAAATACAGCAATTAGTAGGTACTCTTGCTCAAAGAGTAGAAGATAATCAAAAAATAGCAATACCAGTATTATCTGTCAAGTTAGCCAAATGTTTACAATCTCATCCAGAAGACCAAACTATTGGTTCTATGGCTAGAGTAATTGAGAAAATGGCGGATAATAATAATTTATTTATTCGTAAAAGCGAATTTAAAAATTTGTATAATAAGCTATTTTCTAGAAACACTAAATTTGCCCAGTTCTTTTCTGAAGAATTAGGATTGTCTGGAGAATCTGATCATTTATCCAGACCTACTACGCATCAACGAGATGATGCTAGTAAAATTGATGTATATGCAGGAGCTGACTCTGTATTAAGCAATGCTTTAAATAGTGTTTTTGATAAAAATGTGCCATTAAAAATGTATCCTCAAGCTTTAGCTGATAAAGCTGCTAGCGATGTATCTAAAAATTTAGATTCTTGGAATTTGAAACCAAACAATATTCAAATAGCTGATGGCAATGAAAAGTTCTTAGTTATTAAAGCAGATTATGATACTCCTAAAGGAGTTACCAGCTTTTATGTCCCTGTAGAAATAAATAATAACAAAATAGCTCAAGCCAGTGTATTTATGGGTAATTCTGGACCTCAAGAGCTTAATAATAACAATGTAAAAGGTTATTTACGTAAGCATGCTGGTAACAAATTAAAAGTTACAGGAACTAATATTTTAGAAGTATTAAGCAAAGCCGCTTCTGAAAATCGTGAAGTAAGTGATGCAGAGTTGGCATTAACTA